TTTAAGAAACATTCTCCAATATAATTAGAAACTGGCGGTTGTGGTTCACCTAGTTCCTCTGCTTTTTTTCAAAGGTCTTTCCAACCTTGCATTGGTTCTTAGAAGTCAGCATTATTTACATAATGGGCTCCCTTTGGTTTTTTGGTCATTATAACTCCACATTGTTTGTTAGGTATATTCCCAACTATTCATATATAATACTATATCTTGTGTCAGTTGTCAATAGATAAATTAAATTAACTTTATTTAAAAAACATCTTGACAACACACCCAACTCTCTGTATAATCAACTATGTTGGGTTTAAAGGATAATAGATTTAATGTAGTAGCTTAGATGATATTATATAGTCATCTAAATCATCAAACAAGTCTTCATCTTCAATACCATCCAAATCTCTTAAAGATGGTGGGGGAATTACATTATTGTCCTCAGCATACATTCTATTAACACAATGTTGATAGAATTTAACTAAACCAAAAGATGCAGTTGTTATCAGAATAACTTGTGACTTAGGAATGTCATAGACTTTTTCTTCAGCAAAGTGAATCCATCTCTTTAGAGATATTGATTCTTCAACACCACGTTTACTAATCTTGGGTATAGATGAGAGTTGAAGAGGATCTTGTATAATATATGATGGAGACACTGGTGAATTTCCAGTGTTGTTTGTTATCACCACCTTGGCGATGATTTCTTCACCACTAGAAAGTTTTATAATTTTAGTATTACTTTCATCTGTCATTTCATTTTAATCCTATTGATTTCATAATTGAATTCTTCTTCTGCGTATATATTTATTCTTTCCAAAAAGTGGTTAATAGTAAAATTCTTTTTAGATTTATAAGTAAAATCATCAGCTAAATCGAAGAGGGTAGCGGTATCCTTACTTTCACTCCTACGCAATCCACGGCCAATTGATTGCAAGGCACGAACTCTGGACTTACTTGGACTAGCGAACATGATATTGTGAAGGTTGCGAATATTAATACCAGTACTGAAAGTGCCATACGATGCAATAATAATAGCATCCTTTTCTTCTTCTGTGATTGCACGAATATCTTCTCTTGTCTGAGTGTCAGTTCCACCATATACAAAGAAAACTTTTCTATCGGTTTCACTATTAATCATATCATATAATATTTTGCCATGTTTCTCAACATATTGAAATAATACCAGTGTATTACTTTTTAGTCTTAATGTCAAGTCACAAATAAATTTATTACGGCCTTTGTGAGATACTATGTAATCCATTTCATCCTGATAATTCATATCTTTTACTAGTTTACACTCAGCTTCTGGATATGTCAAGACTAATGCTTTGATATTGAAATCTGATAAAGTTTTCTTATCAATCAACTCTTTTGTGGATACAACTTTATTTAGTGTACCAAACAACCCCTCTAACACTAATCTATGTGTCTGCATACCGTCAAGCGTCCCTGTAAGTCCAACACGGTACTTGCAGAGGTGAAGTTTCGTCAATATAGTTGTAAGAGACTTTGCTTTGAATAAATGAGCCTCATCACCAATAACCATACCAAATTGTTCAAAGTAACTAGTTGGTAGTTTGTAAACAGACTGCCAAGTTGATATGACAACATCTTTGGTTACTTCCTTACCATATCCACTGTATACTTTTTGAATGTGTGCTTCTTGCCAACCATAGTCAATAAAATCAGAAGTCATCTGTTCTACTAAAGATGTTGTGGGAACAAGTATTAGTATCTTATTATTATTTTCACTCTGTAATAGTAAATTGTAATACCTTACAAGGATATAGATTATAAGTGACTTGCCCGAAGCAGTAGGACTAAGAAGAAGAGTCCTGTGTTTTCTAATAGCGTGTTCCACTGCATCAACTTGATACTCACGAGGTTTAATAGATGCTCCTCTTGCTCGAATATTAAGTTGTCGAATGAATCCATCCAATATTGGTCTGTCGATTGTTTTTTCATCTTTTAGTTCCTCACTTATTTCATATGGTTCGTCATAATCTTCTAACCACTTTTCTAGATAGGGTAACAACCCCATATAAAGTTCGCCCGTTGTTGGAGAGTATAATCGTATTTTACCATCCCAAATACGATTGCGATACGCAGGCATAAATCTTGCGCCTGGCACTTCAAACGTAAAAAAGTCTGATAGAGCTCTTGCAGTAGAAGGTTCAGAGTCAACCGTTAGATAGACTTCATTCTTCTTGGATACTTTAGTCAATTAGACCTCACCACTTTCAAATCTTCTCCATGCAATAGCATTTTTGATATTCCACTGCCTATCAGAGATATTCTTCATGTATCTCTCACAAGTATCCACACACATCTCATAGTATTCTACAAGAGACTGTGCTTTGATAAGGTCTTCATCTGCATCCAAATAAATGTGCAAATCTGCCTTTAGGATTTTATGGTCAAATGGATTATCACGATAGACTTGGGGATCTGATTTACCTGTGAAGTATTCCCACTTCTTTAATTTCAGACGCTTAAGTTCAGACTTCTTTGTAATAAGAAGGCCTTTATAGTGATTTAGAAAGGTTAGGTATTTTTGGTGAAGTGCTGCGTTTCTTGTAGATTCTGAGGCGAGCTCTAAGTCATCTACTTTTAAGTCTTTTTCGGCGATTGCCTGTAGTTCGTCTAGTGTCATTATATTTTCACATCCTAATAATAAAAGTGAGCAGAGAGGTTTGTAACTTGCGTTACTATATTGTTCCCTAAAATTCAGAACTCAGAAAAAGATTGTTCAAGTCAACCATCTCCTGCTCAGACATATTTATAATACTTCAAAAGTATATAAATCGTATTTTAAAGTTACTGTTGCTGTTAGTTGTTCTGTGTCAGTTGTTTGTGCATTGTAATTTAATCCAGATAGTGATGTAGGATAACAATTACTAAAATTAACTCTGAGTATAGGATTGTTCTTATTTGTTAGGATTGTTATTGATGCATCGCTTGTTAATGTAGATGGATTTGCAAAAGTTCCATTACTTGTTTTTAAGTCAGCATTCTCTGCCACAGCTGTTACGAATTGAGCATTATCCTTTGGAAACCCAATACCTGTCATCCAATCATGTATCTCACGAAAGTTCTCTAAATTTTCATTTACTAGAAATGAAACCTCTAAATCTGCAAAATCCATAGTGTCGCCCATAAATGCAACAGACTTAAATCTAGTATTTAACTCAGCATCACCTGTAAATGAAATTGCTGGTATATTTACCCCTGTAGTGAAATACTCTACATTGGGTATCTTTAATAGACTAAACTTAAACTGACTTGGACTTGCAAAATCTAAGTTGGTTGGTTGTCTTGCGAGTGGATTTATTGCTACCATAGTATTATTCCTTTATACTATTTATAACGAAAAAAAAGGGCGCCGAAGCGCCCTTTTCTAATTTCGGTAAACTACCAAGATTACATGATGTTTGTAACTTGTACTCTTCTGTAGTATACGTTGTCGTTGGCAGTAAGTGCGCCAGAGCGTACTGTTGCACCACCAGCAAATGGGTTTGCAGTAAGACCATAACGTGTCTTGAAACCAATTTTAGGCTGGAATGTATTCTCACCAACTGCACGAACCATTTGTAATGGAACGTATGGGCAGTAGAAAATACCAGCGTCATAAGGTGAAGTACCTTTATAACCAACAGTGTAATACTGCTTAGCATCTTGATTTGCTGAGTATGGGTCGATGTATACTTTAAAGCGTCCGTTCATAACACCAGCAAATGTGGTAGTTGTGTCGTCTACGTTTAAGTTGTTAGATAGAGCAGGAGTGTAATCAAGTACACCTGCCATTTGAAGTGCAGAAGCAACATCAGATGAACAGATAACCATGTTACCTTTACCACGTCTTGTGGTTTTAGCAATTGCGTTAGCCTCTTGCTCGATTTGGAACATTAGACCTTTGAACTTCTCTACTGACCAACGACCGTTTGCATCAACATCTAAGTCGAATGTACCAGCGGAAGCAGTTGCAGTTGCACCAGCAACAGCGTTTGTGTAGATTGTACGAACGAGTTCACGGTTGATTTCCACAAGGATTTCAGACTGCAAGATGTTTGCAAGTTCTGTTTCAGCATCCAAACCGTGTACGGCTTTAAGATCCTGAGCAAGCTCTGTGGTGTATTCCGCTTTCAAAGCGCGTGACTTAGCAGCTACAGT